TAAGATATCCCAATCGCCCTCAACGAAACGCTGATACTGCACTGGCGGAAGTTCGCGCAAGCTCTCCAAGTACTCGGCAGGGATGTGTGGGTTGTCGGTTATCTTACTTGGTATGTAGCTCCACCTCTCAGGCAAGCTGCCATCGCGGTATCTGTCATAGATAACAGTCTTCACCCAGTTGTTCGCAGGGTTGCAAGTCGCCAAGCAAACAATCGGCGGTTTGCCGTGCGCCTTGTTCCAACTTCCGATGCGCTCCTGCACCTTGTAGAAGGTCGGCTCTTGTAGCTCGTTAACCTCATCAAGTCCTGCGCCGTTCACTTCCAATCCTCTAAAGCGGTTGAGGTCTTTATCCTCATCAAAGCTCTCAGCCATAAAGATAAGCTCGCTGCCGTTGTTAAATGTAACTACATTCGTGTCTCTGTTCCAACTTCTGATATGTGCGTTTAGCCCATCGCCAAGCAAGCCAGTGAATGAAGGGAAGGTCGTGCGCTTAAGGTCGGGCAAGCTCTTGCGGATGATTACCCATCGACTGCCGCCGTAAGCGAGTGCCAAGTGAGTTAGTGTAAGTAATAGCCAGTAGGTTTTTCCACCTCGTTAATCTTTCCCCCTTACATTTCTGCAAGGGGAGACCATCGTATAGCACCCCCGAAAACAATTACTCGCTTGTTTCCGCTGGTTGCCATATCAAAGGCTGATGTTTGTGTCTTGGTTAATGTGAAGCTCATTGCTCTGACTTACCCTCTATTGTTCTAATTATCACCAACGGGTCGCTGCTCGTGATGTTGGTCTCTTGCGTTTGCTTCGGCTTGCCGTACCCTCTGTCAAGCAGCATCTCTGCCGCCTTGATGTCGCCCTTCAACGCCTTAGCTTCAATCGCCTTAAGGATGCGCTCCGCAGTCGTCAGCCCGTTCTTCTCATCGCCCAAGATGTCAGCCATTAGCTTGCTCAGCTCAGGTAGCTTCTTGGGTCTGCCGTTCACGTTCTTTGTGTTGCCTGACTTCAACTTTCCGCCATTCCTACCTTCTCTCATAGTACGAGTTATTTACGAGTTTTTCTTTCTACTCTTAGCAGCCTCAGCGTTAGCTATTGCAATCGCCTGCAATGGGGTATAGCCTTCATCGATTAGCTTGCGAATGTTCATTGCAATTATTGCTTGGGTGTCTCCTTGAAATAGTGGCATAATGTTTTACAAAGATACGTTTTTACTAATATCAATTTCCTCCTGCGTGAGCTTCAATCTTACAACCTTGTTGTACATTATCACATCGGCAGTCTTATAGCCGTTGTCATCGTTCCTCAGCGAGCCTATCAGGTACTCGTTAGGCACTTCGACTTGTATGTCTTGCGATGCTTCCATAATGCGCTGCATAGTTTTCAAATTAAATCTTACAAGCACATCCTGCGCATTGCCAGTGGGTGTGAGGTAGCCTATGAAGTGGTCATCTTCAATGTTGAAGTAGCCGCTGCGCCATCTATTTTTTTGCATTGTTAACTCGGTATTGAAGTAAATACTGTTTTATCATTTCGCGTATCTCATCCTTGCGGCTTGCAGGAATCCTCACTGTAAGGTTGCAAGTAGCTTCGCCGTATGCAAATGGCGGACCTGCACCTTCGCGCACTCCGCCTCTACGTTCTATCTTTTGTTCCATCGATTGCAAAGGTATAAATTATATTTGATTGTGCAATATCACTTCAAGAAATTCCGCTTCACTTCTAACAATGTGGTACTCGTGCCCGAGTGAAAGGCAGAGCTGTTGGAACTTAATTTGCTCAGGCGACTGCCTGCCAGTTTCGGTCTTCCATTCAATCCAACAAGTCTTTCCGTCTTGCTTAAGGAAGCACATATCGGCTACGCCTTTTACAACCCCCATTGCTTTATTCATTGCTCCTCTTGCGCTACCTACGGAGTTATTATTTATGGCAAACACCCTTCCACGCAAGTCGGGGCGCGAGTTCCATAGGTTTTGGAATGCTTTAGATTGGATTGATGCTTCGCTCATATTTGGACAACTTGGACTACTTGGACACCCGACAATTGCACTCCCCTTAGTACTAATGTGTATGTGTGTGTGTGTGTGTGTGTGTGTGTATATATATATTACTAAGGTTTATTAATAATTAAGTTGTCAGTTGTCCAAAGTCGCTGCGCTACTACTGCTGCAACGGTTTCCAATGGACAGCTTTGTTTTAAGCAAGCTGTCCAAAGGTGTCCGCTAACTGGAGAGTTTGGAAACGAAGTACATAGTTATCTTGGAATTACCCCTTAATTTGCGCTCTTTGATATAGCCGAGCGCAGTGAGGATTGAACCAATACGCTGAGTATTGAGGTAATTAAATTTGGTTTCCATCATCAAGTATTGCTGAATATCGGTGAGCGACATCCATTCGCCGAATGCTCTATCTCCAATCTCCATCTTTTTATGTATTAAGTCCTCCTCAGGTGTTGAGTGCTTGAATGCCTCTGTGGATTGATTTAAGACCTCTATTTCCTCCTTGAGGATAGTATACTCGACTCCTGCGCAGAACATCGCGTATAACTCACGCCATAGCGCAGCCTTGTCGCACTGGTTATAAAGCTCGTGATTGATTTCTAAGATGTGGATTGGAATCTGCCTGCGGTTGCCCGTTGGGTCGGAGAGTATCTGCGTTTCGTTGGATGTGCCGCAGAACACTGCAAGGCGGCGAAGGTCATTGGAGACTCTGCCGTATGGCTCTCGCACGTTGATGAACTCTTTTGAGGTAAGTTCTTTTAGCCGCTTCTCCTCTTTTTTGGATTTGCCGCCGTACTCATCATCGAGTATTAGTAGCTTCTTGGTCATAAGGATTTCATCATCCTTGCCAGCATCCATCTTGCTTTCTGCAAATAGGAAGCGCAGCTCTTTGGGTAGAAGATATCTGAACCAATGGGTCTTGCCAGTGCCTTGCTTCTCTCCTGAGAATATGAGTACCAATGGGGAATGGATGCCGTATGCGGAAGCAACAACGGAAATCAGCCACTTGGTGATGAACTTGTCAGCGTTGGGAGTGTCGGAGTTAATGCTATTAAGAAGCAGTGCCACGTTTGGGCAGTCATCGCCAACGTGCAAATCCTGCTCAAAGAATTCGTGTAGTGGGTTATAAGTATCGATCCGATTGGAGAATAGTATTGCGGTGATTAGGTCTTTTGTTGATTCTTTGAATACTGCTTTAGAATCTAGGAAAATAGAGTTAATATCGCTATCATCAATGGGCTTGTTGTTGAGCTCCACGTTGCGAGTTATTGTATTCTTTCGCAGTGGAAAGGTCTTGACAAATACTGTGATGTCTGCACTAACATTCTCGGACTTATACTTGATGTCTTTAGAGATAACCTGCTCAACTATCTCGGTGCTTATTGCAGTTGAATAGCCGCCAAACTTATCGAGGTTTTTGATGATTTCCTCTGAGCTCACTCCAGCAGCACGCTGCGAAGTTGCTGCTCGCATTATCTCTTTGGTATCTTTTGAGTAGGCATCGATGCCGTTCTGCTTGGCGTAGTAGTAAATAGTACCTATGGTCGACTTTTTGCTTTTGCCATCGGAGTGATTCTTAAGGCAGGCGGTGTACTGTCTATCGCAATCATCGGAGTTGTACTTGGAGGAGTGAGAGGATAAAGTATGGAAGTGGTCGCGCCCTTGTTCTCCAAATTCGGAGACAAGCGCATAGGCAATCTGTATCCAATCGGAGTAATCTTCGCATAGGTTAAGTTGTTTTTTATCCATCTGCGCAATCATCGAGTCAAAGTCGTTTTTTACAACCACTACCTTCTGCGCTTTGAACTCCTTTTGTTTTGGGAGGTACTTCTTAAACACTGGAGCTTTGGTGTTAACGAAGATAAAAGGGTCATAAGATACGAAGCGAGCTCGCGCAACATTCTTGCAGGATTGGTCAACGATTAGCTGATAGCTGAGGTATAGGTATTGAGCAATAGCATTGAAGGCATCGAGATGTCTGCTACCATCAATGCGGTAGATAACACATAAACCATTTCCACTAATGGAGATAAAGCAGGCATAAGTATAGGGGTCATTACTTAGGAGCTTTCGCGTTTCCTCAATGTTTTCAACGTGGTCAATGTCGATGGCGATAAATCCTGAGTGACTGCGCAGCGCATCATCTTTGCGAGCTGCGAATGAGCCGCTGATTGTAACAAGTGGCGCGGTCTTTTTCTTAAGGTCGCGTATCTCTTTGTTTGGAGCAGCTCTAATGTCGAGCACTATGTCTTGCCATCTGCCAGTGCGGATGCCTTCAAGGAAGGAGTTTATTTCGATGTCAACATCTTGGTCATCCTTGATGCTCTTGTAGTAGGAAATCTGCATTGTATAATTGTTTAAGGGTTTGTTTTAATTTGTTATCTACGAGCTCGCGATGGAAGCGGTTAAAGTTCTTCTTTTTTTCGCGACACCAGAGCCTCGCAATTTCGTGATTCTTTTTTTCAATATGCAAGTAGTTATCTGAATTTATTTTTTTAATGTTCTTTTTAGCCATAAAAGCAACGTGCTCAACGGAAAGAAAAAGCGAGCGATATTCTTTGTGGTTGCTGTTCATTGCGATGAGCTTCTTGATATCGACACTCTCGGTCATCAGGATAAAATCCTCGATGCCTGCATCAAGAACAATCTTTTTTGGGAACTCATAGCCGCAGGTGCAAAGCATCTTTGAGGTGTGGAGTAGTGCTTGGCACTTAGGGCATTCTTTTACTGGCGCAACTCCACTGCTCGGCTTCTTTGGATTGTGGAATATGCTATCCCAATTGCGAGGCGATGCCCAAGAGCCGTGCGTTAGGCAGTTGCCGCCCAAGTCGATGATGGTAAATGTGAGCTTTACTGGATGTGGTCTCGCTCCTCTGCCGCACATCTGCAACCATAACGGCATTGATGCGGTTGCTTTGTTGACAATGACTGTCTCGATGTCGGGTTGGTCGAAGCCAGTTGTTGCGATGCCGATATTGTTTAGGATTGCATCGGGAGTATTTGCGAACCATTGCAGGATTTCCTCTCGGTCTGCTGAGGTAGCATCAAGGTGCTTGGAGTTAAAGCCTGCCGCGATGAAGGCAGCATTAACTGCTTGGGAGTGTTCCACGTTGCAATTGAAAATAATTGTTTTGCGTCCGAGTGAGTGCTGCTTGTATGCGTTGATTGTGGAGTCGATGTACTTCGGCTCTTTAAACATTGCGCCCATCTGCGCTTGGTCGAAATCTCCTGCGGTCATCTTTAGCTTAGCACGTTCTACTATCTTGGCAGCGGAATAAGTTTGCTCAGGGCAAAGAAAACCTTCATCGATGAGTTCGGGAATATCAATGCCGCAAACGATGTCGGAAAAGTAGTTTTTCAGTGGATTTGTCTTTTTTGCTGCAAGTGGAGTGGCAGTGAAGCCGATGATATACTGCTCTTTGAAGTGGTCGATTACCTTAGTGAAATTTCCAATATGGCATTCATCTACTATCACCATTCCAATATTGGTGAATTGGTGCAGCCTTTTGTAAGCCGATTCCACCATCGCTACATAAACTCTTGCGTGAGGGATTGAGCGCATTCCTGCCACTACTTGCTGCGTTGGTTGTTTAATCGCTTTGCTCGCTTGTAAGAGCAGTTCTTCTCTATGGACAAGTATAAGTATATCTTGAGTTGACTTAGCGCAGAAGCGGTCACATATCGCAGAAAAGCAGACAGTCTTACCTCCTCCAGTTGCGAGCTGCGCAACCACCTTGCGATGAGTGCGGAGCTTGTCGCTGATGTTTGAGATGAAGCGTTCTTGGTAGGGGCGCAAAATCATCTGCTATATTTTTTATGGTAAAACTGTTCACCGATGGGCTTTCCAACGGAGATATGCCCCCTGAATATATCGGAGGCGCATTCGTTGCAGTTGTCTATTATCTGCTGCTTTTCAATTCGCTTGGCTTGCTGGAGCAGGTCGTAGTGCTCTACTGCTTTGCCGTTTTTCTTTAGCTCTTGGATGAGCCATTCTACTGGAGTAAGTGTCATTTTTCTACGGAGTAAATGTCTGTTATAAGTGTGTTAGAGTAATATTCGATTCTTCCTTTGGTTGACCAACAGTGCTCAACATAGCGCACATCTTCGGCGAGGGTAACAAACACAGTCATATTTTCAACATTGTTGTAAAACATCCGAAGGTGTCTCTGATAAATCTCTATGTATCTGAACTTGCGATGCAGGAAGTAGTGCAGCACGTTGTTGAATGGGTAGTTCTCAAATCCTTCGCAGGACCAAGAACTCTCGGATGAGTTGTTCTGCGGCATCGATTTCGTCTTGTGTATGTCTGTAAATAAAAAGTTCTCCTTTGAACTTGTTTGGCACTCCTATGTAGTAGAAGTTTGTTGCAGGAAAGCCAGTAAGGTATGAATACCAAACTGCTTGAATGTGATTGTAATGCTTAACCATATCGGAGGCGAATGTGCGTAGGTTAGTGCAGGAAGTAGTCTTGATGTCTGCGTTTATTTGGAACTCAGGGCAGTGCATATCAAGTATGCCTTTTGCTGCTACGATTTGCCCATCAATCTCAATATCTTTGATGAAGGTTATCTCCTTTGCGGAACGCTCAAATAGTAATTTTAATACTGGATGCTTCATAATTGCGTGGTATATTATCGCGGCTTGCTCAGGCATCTCACTTGGCTCGGTCTCAAGCAGGTTTCTGTGGAACTCTGCTCCTCTCTCAAGAGCACCAGCAGCAAATTGAATGCTGCCAGTGTAATGTCTCTTGATGGATGATGCGTTGATTGCATCAATGTTGTTGTACTCCTCGCGGCTCATTCCTCAACTGTATTAAACCTTGCACTTTTTGCTTTTCTAATTGCTTGCTTAAAAGGTTTATAATCTGACCAATCACCGCCACCTCCTGAATAAAAAAAATCACCATAAGATTCTTTCATTAAATATGCAAATGGTATAGCTTCTATCATTTCGTAACTATATTTATCCAAATCATTTAAAAGCCAAAAATCTTTTGCGTGTGGCAAACCAACGGCTATAAGCAATTGCTTATTTTTAGAAAATGGTTTCCATTTATATTCTAAATCATATTTATATAAATCTAAAATACCACGCATATCGTCTTGTTCTAAATTTATACTGGGTTTTACCTCTACATAACAATCCATTTTTGGAATAAAAAAATCAGGCAAATACTTAACACCATTTTCTAAAATAAATCCTTCAGGCTCATACTCCCACTTTTCGCCTAAACTATCAAAATAAACAGCCCACCTTGCCTCAAGCCTTGACCTAAAAAAATGGTCATTGTAAAATGTATCAATTGCTTCCATTTTGTTTTAACATTTTAAATTGGTTACTAAATTCTGATTATTTCGCGGCTCATAGTGCTTTGGATAAGGTAGTCCTTGTTGTCCACTTTCGTAGGCTTCTCTCAGTGCGCATTTCATTTTCTCTTTCAGAGGCTGCGGCTTTTCGGTAGGCATTATCGTGTTGAGGTACTCAGTGAACTGATTGAACTCATCAACAATGTTGGATAGGTAGGTCATCGGATTACTTGGGTTTTTACTTCGATTATTTTAATTCCTGCAATCGCAGCGGTATTTGTCAGCTCCATTGCTTTTGGGAGTTTGCGCAGTAGTTCGGAAACATCGAACAACTCAGCTCGCATTATTGTCATCAGCAGGGTGCTCCAATCAACATCGCCAGCTATCTCCGCCTTCTTGCTTATGCGTATGTTTTTAGTATGGTCGTTGTCGAGGGTTGTTGCGGTCATTGCATCTGTAAAGTGCGCCATTATATCGGCAACAGTTCCAGCTCCACTATTTGCCAGTGCTTTTTTAGCTTCTCTTGCAATCTTAGCATCTGCTTCTGCTTTTATGCGCTCAAGCTCGTTAGAGTATGCTACCATTAAGCCTTTGCGCTGCTCGATAAAGTCTTTTAGCGGCTGCGTTGCGTTTTTCTCGATGTCCATTAGTTGCTTCTTGTAAGCATCGAGCGGCAAGGTGATAGTCTTGCGGTGCGTTTCAATGTGCTTGATTGCATCGTTTGCAACCTTGATTGCTTCTGCGCTTACATCATAGCTGAACTTGTCTTCGATTTTGGTAGGCACTGCCTTCATCATCTGTTGCGACTTAAGCACTTCGGCTGAATTTATCGCATTGTGGAATTGATTTAGATTATCTATATTTGTCTCCATAACTGTTTAAGAGGGTTAAATTAGTTTTGATTAGGTTAATTGGGAGCGCATCGCTGCGCTCCCTTTTATTTTAGAATGGTGCTTCGTCTTCAAAAGCGTCTTGCACTGGTGCTCCAACATTCGGATTAAATGGCTGACTAATGCGCTTTATGTACTCATCCGAAATTTTGATTTTATCGCGAATGAACTCAGGCAATTTTAAGAATGCCACCTCATCGTGATCCTCTGTGTTATAAACAAGCGGCTCATTGAACGCAGGAGGACAAACTAAGCCTTTCGGCAGCGGAGAAATTCCAATGATGTTAGCGTAGGTTGCATCGCCTTTAGTAACGTGGGTGATGTTAAGCATACAAGCCTTACCAAGTAAGGTGAAGATGTCGAATTTTGCAGCGAACTCATCAGCCATCTTCTTGCCTGCCCAAGACTCGATGTCTCTGCGGAGCACTGACTTGCTATTCATAGATAGGTTGTAGATGCTGCGAGCATAGAAAGGTTTTTGCCCTTCGCCCTTTTCAAATTCGTGAAGCTCTGTTGGCAGCTCGAAGATAAATTGCACTTTGCGTTTCTTTCCTGGAAACTGACCCGTTTGCATAGTCGTTCCTAAGTCTACAATTTGGTAACATCTTGCAGCGAAAGCACCCTCAGGTGCAATAGCTCGGGAGGTGTTATTCCCTACTGGTGCTGTTAAAGCCATAGTTATTGATTATTTGTTTTGAGTTGAAATTACAATTGAATCGAAGGCTATCATTGCCTCTTGAAATACTTTGCGGTAAACTTTGTGAAACTCCGCTTTTGAGCTTGTTGCATAGATGCGATTGCAGTAAGGCACGTTATTATCTTCTTCTCTCTTGTACTGCCTTGCAACAGTAATTGCATCGAGGTCGCATCGTTGGAAGATGCCTTGCTTGCAGCCATCATCTAAGATGCACAATAGCAAGTTTTGAAGGTGGTCATACTGCCAAAATTGTTTGTTGTCGTGTGATTTGAAATAGGTTTTCATAATTATTTAGAGTTTAGGGTTTTCATTTCTTGAAAATATTTAACTTGAGATATAATCCATTCTTTACTATACTCGTTTTTATCCCACCAAAATTTAGTACCTTTTAGTTTTTCTTCCCAATACCATATTGCAGTTTCGATAGTTTGCAACTTATGTTTATTTTCTGATTTCATAGTGAGTAAATGTTTGATTGAATAATTATAGGGCAAATGTAAAACTATTTTTTAAATACGCAATACATTAACAAAAATAATTTTACATAGAAATGCAACTGCCTGAAAATCAGCGCAATAATTTTCTACTTCTGCGCAGCTCTGCTCACCCCGAAGCCGATTAAAGCTCCAACTCCGAGATTGAATGCGGTAGTTTGATACCACTTTTTTTCCTGCCTGATGTAGATATTCTCCATTCCAGTAATCTGCACTGAAGGATTATCAACTCGCATACGGATGACTTTATCTGTGCGCTTGAATAGTCCTTTGCGAATGGTATCACCAACGGCATAGGTGAAGTCGGCATTCATAACTAAGCTATCAATGCGCAGATTTCCTTTGTTGGTTAGCTCGCCGCCTATCACCCAGTACTTATCTGACTTGTAGAACTTAAGGGGTAAGCGAAGGTGCGGAGTTCTATCGATTATCACTGTATCTCCGACCTTAAACTCGGTTTTAACTACTGTGCGCGTTTTGAACTTTACCACCTCAACGGGGTTGTTGAGCTGCAATTCAAGTTCTGCAATCTGTCGAGCCTGCATCGCCTCCTTAGAGTCAAACTCTGCAATCACTTTTTTCTGCGTTGCAATGACTGTGCTATCCTCAAATCGCGTTGAGGTGAACTCGTGGGTGCAATCTTGGGAGCACTGCCTAATTAAGAGCAGCAGCAGTATGAGGGAGATTGCCAGTAGAGGCTTGTTCAAATCCATTTTTTATAAGTTTAAATAATTGCTTTTTGCTTTTCACCAGGATGCGCTTATCTTTAATCTCAGCCTCTAAAATGTTTAATGCCACGCACACTGGCATAAAGTTCTCAACTACGTGAAGCGATAGCTTTTCCTCGATTGTCATATCTCGCGTGTTGCTTTTTTCATTAATGCCTTAATCGAATCATCGAGCTTGCTCAGGCAAGTATCAATCATATTTAGCACCCCTTGTTTTTCGCGCTCATCCATAGGTTGTTGCAGCATACTAACTAAAGAACTTAATGATGTCATCGGCTGCCTTACTTCGTGGCTTAGCATAAACCGAAACTCCTCAAGCAATGCTCTTTGCCTTTGGTATTCGTGTGCGGTAATTGAGGAGACATCGACAAGCTGGATGCCTATAAAGGTAATATTATTTCCGATTGCAAAGCAGTTCCAAACATTGTAGCGGTGCATCAAGTTCTTATGCTTGGTCCTCGCATATACTCTTGTCGGCTCAGGAGATTGATTGATAGCTTTGCGGATTGCCTCGATAAAATCTTCGCGGTCTGTTTCAATATCAACGATGTCAGTTATCTTCTTAGGTTGGATATGACTAACATAGCTCTTAAATAGCGTGTTGTTAGTTATTATGTTGCCCTCCATATCGGTGACCACATAAAACAAATCCAAGTTATTCTCTAAGATGAATAATAGAGACATCTGCGAAGGTCTGAATAAAGTTTCCCCCAAGAAGAAAGCGAGTTATACAACCAATAAGCGGTCAGCAGGATCGTGAAACTAAATAGCATCCCCATAATTGGCGCATCAATGGTGCGCTCACAATTTACCATTGTCTTAGGCTTAATCTCGATGCGCTCGTATGGCGCAGGATGAATCAAAAATGGTGAGCTTGTTGGTGTGATTGAATCTCCAGCGTATTTTTTTTCCATAAATATAAAAATGTCAGGAATGATGTAATCCTCTTTCCTTGCAAAGATAACAATATTATGAATTGGCTCGCTGCGATTTATTACTTGATAATGCGTGTGCCTAATGCAGCCTTTACCAACAAGGCAAGACTTGCTCAATGTAACTATGGTATCTTTCTCACTCATTGGTAGTAGCTTTTGGAACATACCCCATTGCAATCATAGCAGCAACGATAGCGGCGAGAGTCTCAACTGTAATCTGCTTGAAGATTAGCAGAAATACGGAAGTCAAAACAACGAGCGAGCCGATTGTTGACCGCCAGTGTTTTACAATAATGTCGATTGCTTGCCTAAACTTGCTGACTTTTGGCCTCATAACTGTTATACGCTTTTGCTGAAATAAAGTTCTGCCTCCATCTTGCGGCGTGTTACTAATCCCTTGCTTTTTTTGCCGCCTGCGTTTACCCATTTATCAAATTCGCCTATGATTGTCACATCGTTTGGATTAGCCTTCACCTTCTTTAGCAATGTTGATTTAGCCAGTGCAGCAGTGCCAAGATTAAAAGCAAAACTAACCAACGCATCAAACTGATTTTGTGAGACCACTGTGCCGTTGAGTAATGCTGCAACATTCTGCTCGAAGCTGCGCACTGTTTTGCGCAGTAGCACCTCAGCTGCCTCCTCCGTGATTTTATCTCCGAGCTTAACTTTGACATCATTCGCGTAATAGGTGCTTCCGTAGCCTATCGTTGGCACTCCTGCGCTGCAAAGGTAAGCATTGAGACGTAAGCCTTCAAAGGATTTAATTAAGTTCAGACCCTTATCAGTCAATTTCATACTGGAAGATGGCGTGAAATTCAACTGTGCCTAAGTCTGTTGTTAAATCTGACGTAAAAACAATTTTATCATTATACACAAATCCATTAATATTTTCGGTTATCTCACAATTTACAACACCTCTTGTGGTATTTCCTGAACTACCAACTGGTAAAGTTGTTACAAAATATCCTTCAATATGAGATGTAAAATCTAAATCAACTGACCCAGAAATAGTACAAGTAACAATGCTTCCAATTTTTGAATACAATGCGCTACTTAATACTGGATTTGACGCAGCTCCAACAAGGTCTGAAAATGTCGGTGTCCACGTTCCGCTTTCAACAACATTGCCAAGCTCAATCTTTTTGGTTGTTCCTGCTGGCGATTGCGAGGTATCGGATACATCAACGATGCAAAGGTAGTCGGTTGCTTCTGCTACTGAGAGAGCAGATAAGTCGGTTATTTTTATGCCTGCCATATGTCGGGTGGTGTTATTGGTTTATAAGGAATCAAAGGTAGTAATTTAACCCAATCAATCGAGCACTGCTGCACCTCCTCAATAGAGATTATCCAGTTGCCATCCGCATCTTGAATTGGATTGAAGTAGTTATCGGGGATAAACTCAACCCCGATGAGCGATTGCGCTTCTTCTTCTGTGAGTAGGTGTACTATCATACTTGGCGAGATAAGGTAGTTTGCATTGTTTGGATGTCTGTATAAAGTGTAGCTGCTTCGGCATTGGATAGACCTGCACCAATAGTAGCAAATGCGCATTGTCTATCTGTAAAGTTTATTGCTCCTATATTATCAGGGCTATTCCTACCTCCTATCCAATTGTTTAAACTTGAAGGTGCAACACTTGCATCAGCACTACTATTAACTATTACACCATTTTTCCATAATGTTTGTAGTATTGATGTATTTCTATTTGCTAAATAAAAACCTTGAGTATTAGTTAATGCAGTAGTACTTGTTGTCAATGTTGCTGAGTTAATTACTCCAGCAGAAATATTATCTCTTTTAATAACTAACGCATTACTAATACCAGATGGCAATAGCTTTAGTAACCCCATTTCAACTATATAAACACCTGCCCCACCAGCAGTATTGCTTCTTGAATAGTAGCTTAGGTGTGAACTATTTTGAGCATTTACATTTCCTGCAAGAAATGTATCAGCATACGAATTAACTCCATTAGGCAGCGCACCATTAGCTGAGTGAGTCCATCCACCAACAAAGCTCAATCGGTATGCAGCATTTAGGTCTCTTGGGTCTTTCAAATTCCATTTTTGCTGCGAGGCGGTAGACCCTACGAAAGGATAAATCGCACTCATCTTCGCCCAAGTACCGTTAGCTTTCATACTTGTTACCAATGTGCAGATGCCTGAGGTAATTGTTGGGTCGGTGATTCCTGCCGCAGTTAGGAACGCAACCGCATCAGGGTCGCATCCGCCATACCAATATGGATTTACTAAGAAGCTCATACGTAAGTTCCAATTAACATTACTTTCAATCCTTTTGCAGTGCCGTTGCCGATTTGGTCTATGTCGATTGTAATCTCGCTATCATCGGCGAGGGAGGTGTCGCTAATCACTGGCGGAGTTGCAGCGGTTGCGCTTGTCTTTTCGGTATTGTCAATGGTTAGCTTAGTGCTTAGGATGCTCGTGCCGCTCTCATTGATATCCACTGTAAAGATACTTCCACTTGCTTGCGCAGTTGTGAGCGATGCTCTAACGGCAGTTAGCGTAACTGCTCGCGGCATCCTGAATGTTATCTTAGCAGTGCCAGTAGTTAGCGCAGTGCCCTCATCTGAGGCAGCAACAACAAGCTCGAAAGGTGTTGCAAGATTGCCGCTGCCAAGAATCGAACTGCCATTGATTGTCTTAATGTTTGTGCCGCTTGTTAGCGCATCCTGCTTGCCGTTGAAGGCAGTCCAATCAGCGGTGCTTAGCGCACCTCTGTTGCTTGCGCTTGCCGTTGGCAGATTGAAGGTGTGAGTGCTGCTTGCAGAAGATATCGCGAAGTCAGTTCCCGAAGTTCCAACTGCAAGGAGTTGAACTTGCTCGGTTAAGCCGTTAAGAGCAGTTAAGCCAGTTGAGAAAGTTGTAATTACTTGGCATAAGTGATTGTCCTCAGTGTGTAATTTTATGGTCTTGCTGCTATGAATTACATACACTCTAATTGCAAGCCTATCCGCTGCAAGTAGCACAGTGCTTGGAACTGCAACAGCAGTTGTGTATAAATCAATCGCAGTTCCATTGGTGATAAACTCAGGTGTTGAAGAGTTTGAAGCAAGCAATGTCAATGTTCCTCCGCTGAGCTTGTAAAGCTCAATGTAAAATCTCGGTGAGCCTCCTGAGCTTGATGCGCTAAAGTACATCTCAAAGTTCCAATTGCCAGCAGGAATCGCAAGTTGATTAGGCACACTCGCATCGGTAATAAATGATTCAATATATCCATCTGCATTGATTGTAAAATCAGTGCCGCCTCCAATAACTGGAGTGCCGCTCATCTGCTTAAATGCCACTCCGCCAAGAGTGCCCTGAGCAACCGAGCCATTAAGATAGTAGCTAACTGATGCACCGCCGCCGCTTGTAGTTGGGAAGTTTGCCAACTGCCCATCGCCTCTGATATATTGCGTTGATAACCCTGCCGCCGATACTGCCAATGTTCCGCTTGTTGTTACTGGATTGCCACTAACTGAAAACGCGGCAGGCATTGTAAGGTCAACCGATGTTACTGTGCCCGTTGGTATAGTTGGAAACAATGTTGGAGTTCCAGTGCCATCGAGATAGTCTGCATTTGTTCCCGTTGGTACATCAAACTTGCCATTAAAGGAAGTCCAATCGGCAGAAGTAAGATAGCCATCATCAACAGAACTTGCAGGTTGAATTGAGATGTCGGGTGTTGTTCCTCCGCTTGAAAATATCGGCGATGTTGCAGTCACGTTAGTAACTCCTCCAGTGCTTACCACCGCCCAAACTGCTGCGCCGATTGTAGCATCGCTGCAAAGATAAACAGTGCCATCATCTAAACTCCAACGAGAGCCGTTTACGAAGCCCTTAGTTGAATCATCTGTCGGCTGAGGTACTATTGCAAAGTTATGCGTTACATCGCGAATCGTGAAGCCATCCTGCTCCATATAATAAAGCCGCCCTGCTTCCCACTTTAGCTCGTAGCTTATCGAGCAGATTTGCGCAGTGCCCTTAGCACCGCCGTTGCCTGCATCAGTTGTGCCTTTGCGAAATATTGCGCCGTTGTCAAAAGTTAGCCCTGCATTTGCAATAAAGTCAATATCATTAGTTGTGCTATTGCCTAAGTCTGTGACCTCTTGCAATGTTCCAACTGCGCCGCTGCCGCCTGCGATATTTACCTCAACAACTCCTGGCGATGTCAGCGATGCAGTTACCCCTTCGCCAGTGAAGTTCAATGTTGTTGCAACTGGTGTTACCTCGATGCCCTCATCCTCTACTACTATCGCTCCGCCACCTGCACCGATTGCGCTTAATGGGTCGGCAGGAGTTCCGTTTCCGATAATGGTAACCCCATCCACTGAAACCTCAGTCAAGCAAGGTGTGCAAGGTTGTAAGTCAGGAAGCGGAATGTCTCCCGTTGCGCAAGTATCGTAGCAGCCATCTTCGGAGCTCGTTATTATCTGTACATCAAAGTCAACAGATACGCAAGCCCATTCATAGTTAGCAGTTAATGTCTTAATTTCATTGATGTAGCCACTTGGTACAACCTCATAGTTAATAACCCCTATGCTCTGCTTGAACAATGGGTCAGTGCCGCTCGTGAGTTTATAAATTCTTGAGGCTAACCAATCCTGCGCATCTTCACTGTCGCAAGGTAAATGTGATTTTTTCACAATTGCGTAAGCGGTCAATGGGAATGATGTGATGTATAGCTGCTTGCATCCGCTCATCTTATAAGCATCGGTCTTGTTGACTGTTACCTTGCTGCGCTTTGCCCAAAATAGCGTACCATTCTTTGCATCAAAGTTGGTAACAACCTCAGCCTGCCCGTTGCCGATGTAATGCACCCAAGCCTTATCGTTGCCGTTTGCGTTAAGCTCGCATAAGCCGAACTGCTTATCGAAGATATTAGCTACCTCGATGCGCTGGTTAAGTCTATCAATTATCGTTCTTAGTAAGTTCATTATTTCGATATGTTATTTGCGATTTGTTCCGCCAATAGTTCTGCGTGTAATTGCAGCATTCGCGCCTGCTCCTCAACTGTTGGTTTGAATATTGTGCCGTATAGCTTTTCTAATCCTGCAACTTTGCCTGCCTCATCTTCTTGTATAAATATATCAGAGTTGAAACCTTGATTTAACACCGACCCCTCATTCTTTGCAAATGAACTTTTTAAGAAGCCCGTTAGTTCTAATGGTGGTCTCCCGTTCTTTGCTTTTATCTTAGCATAAGCAGGAGTATATGGCTTAGTAGGTAAGAAGTATCCTGCTTGATTTTGTCCTCTGCCAGTATCAATTCCAAAGATGCGAATGTACATCTCTCGCCGCATTTCTTGCACCGCGAAAAATAGCGGAGTAAAGCCTCCGCTCCACTCTGCAAAGAGCGCATTGATTCTTTCGCTGACTTCCTTGACTGTTGCCATTATGGGAGCGCAGTTACATACTTCATATTCTTTCTGCAATCAAAGCAGTTGGTGTCATCAGGCAGTCGCATATTCTGCAACATCGCTGCAAGCTCCTCGTTGTATCTTGTTGCTGCAACATCGCGTGCTGCAATCATTCCATCGTTAGCATCTGCCGTTGCAAATGGCTTGCTTCCAATGTTCACACTTACCGCAGTATTTACTCTTTGATTTGGGCTTATTTGCAAGCCATAGTTAAATATCTCAACCGCCGTTGCATAAGCAAGTGGCATTGCCATCAATCCTCCGATGCTGCAAAGCCAAGCCTCTCTGTCGCAGTTTACATTGTAAACCATTGACATACCTTGCGTGTATTTCTTGCTCTTAGAACTTAGCACATTGAAGCCATCTGTTGTTAGCTCAATTCCAATTGCATCTACAAATGGGCAGATGTGCGCAGCGCGAATACCGCCGCCGCAATCATAGCAACTGCCCTTCTTAGTTATCATCTTAGTAGTGTCGTATAGCGACTCATACACAAAAGCTAAATCTAACTTGCGCCGATTCGCCTTGTAAGTCCTGCCGATAAACTCCTCAACCGCTTCCGATTGGTAGAAGAATGAACCAACCAACTTCAACGTCTGCATATCATACACAAATATCTCAACTGGCACTGCCATAGTGTAGATGTCAATCTTCAAGCTCGATAAGTAGAAGTTTAAAAAGCTCAGTTGATTTGGGTCAATTGTTACTCTGATGCCTGCGAACTTGCCAGCACCTAAAGCTAAATCGATGTTGCTTGCGTTGGTCAATACTTGTCCAATCCTCTTGCTATCGATAACAGTATCAGCCTTCATCATTGGAGACAGTCGGCTAAGCATATCGCTTGACATCTTTTTCCAAGCAAAAGCGACCTTCGCATCAAATAGCTCCACTCCGCTCATATATTGGTTAGTGATTAGCTGACCAAGTAAAGTTTGATTGATGCCTAAATCATCTATATATAGCCCCGTTGTTGGCTCTGCCCTATCGCACCCCTTTAATCCTAATAGTTTATCGTAGCACATTGGTTGATATTTTTATTTGCAAATATAAAAAAAAAAGGAGAGGCTATGCACCTCCCCTTTTCCGTCGCATATTTTAAATGCTTATTAAGCGTTTACAATACTCACGCAATTTACATAATTTACTCCAGCATACTTGTCAGCAGCTTCATAAATATCTGTTGGTAACGCAGCGATTACTCCAGTCGTAGTTAATACGATTGATAAGTTACCGCAGTCATCCTTCATAGTCAAGTCAACTGGTAAGCCAGCAGGAGTGAACAATAAAGTCTTAGAGTAATTGCTTCCTGCAACTGGAGTGATTCCTGCATTCCACTCAGCTAAGTTGAATGATAACCATTGGATTGCTCCAGCAGTTGTAACTAACGCCTTGTTCTGAGAACCTTGCGCCGCAGCTAATCTCGCATCATATGCGAAACCGAAACCATTTTGCTGAGAGATAGCCAACAAATCAATTCCAAACTGAGAGCAACATCCTGCTTGAACTGCGTTTGCATAACGCTGCATTCCTGCACCGCCGAAAGCAATTGGAGCTCCAGGATAGTTTGCCATTGTTGTTGCTTGTTTGATATCAGCAAGAGCGAACTCATTGATGATGCCACTTGAAGCAATTGTGCTAATCACTAAGCAGTCGCTTGAAACAGTGAAGAAATTCTCCACATCTGTTCCCCAGTTACCGATTGCAGCAACCGCTTGAACAGCAGCAGCAGAAGCAACTTTTCTATCTAACACATCCATCAAACGCATAATGCTTTCAAGCACATAGCGGCTATTCTCTTGGCAATGGCGAGCGATGTCCGCTGCATTGATTAATTGAGAAGCAGTGTAAGTGTCAGTAGTTTCAACTGTGTAAGTTGTAGTTGAATCGCCGTAAGTGTTATCAGAAGTACAAGTTAAGATGTTACCACCTTCCTCAACTTCTGTTTCAGGCAAACGCTGAATCCAACGAGCTTGAACAGTTTTAAGTTTGCCGTTTCCTGGCGCAACTTCGGTCTTGATTAACTTAACATTCTCAGGAGACAATAAGTATTCTAAGAAAGGTAGTTGCTCACGTTGACCAACTTCGATAAATAATTCGCCCAACGACATCTGTACATTAGGGCATTCGGATAATATTCTTGAGATTGACATAGTAATAGTCGTTTGTAGTTTTCACTTGTAGCATCGTATTCTAAAGGCTGATGCGATAATGCCTACTGGTTGCAGCTAAAGTCCTGCCGACTACACATAGAGAATTGCAAAGATATAAAAAAAGTGCTGAACATTTACGCTCAGCACTTAAAATCTTACTTGGTATAAAATCTTGGGTTGATGCTTTTCAACTTAGCATTGGTCTGCTGCTCGATAGGAACAAACGGAGTCTGCTTTGGAAACTTAGCACCAGCGTGCGGATTCTTTTGGATAATTCCTGCCTCTGTTGCTTCTTTCAATAGCACATCGGAAACGCTAAGGAACGATCCTGCTTTTTCTTTAGACTTCAATCTTTCGCCAGTCTTCTTGTCTTTAACAATGAAAGCTCCATCTTCCTCAAGGTCTATTGCATACTTCTCAGTAACGGCAGATTTAAAACCGCGAATGGTGTACTCGTTAACTGTTGGGTCGAGCTTCAAATTCGCCAGCTCCTTCTCAAATGAATTGTTAATCTTGGAAGTCTTGATGTCGGTTGCAACCTGCGTTTTATACTGCTCAAACTGCGACATCACATCTTGGCGAGCGGAGTCAAGCTCACTGCTCTTGCGCTCAAGCGACTTATACTTCTTCTCCCATTCTTGGATTAATGCCTCACTGCCGTTGCCTGATGCTCGCTTCTCCCAATCCTCGCGCTGCTTTTCGTATTCTGATTTCGCCTTCTCCGATGCGTTGCGGATAACCTCCTCAACTTTCTGACCTTTGAAATCTTCATCGGTTAGCACAATGCCAAACGGCTCAAATGCTTTGCGAGTAACATTGGCAATAGTGCCAGTGAGCTTGCCGATTTTGGAAGATACCTCCTCTTGCTTAATCCAATTTTCTTGGAACTTTTCTTTTGCTGCTTCGAGGTCTGTTGCCTCCTCTAAGTTTAGGAACTTCACCAGCTCCAATGCTTCCTCTTGTTTCATAGTTTACTTCTATTTGTATGGGTGTTAGTTTTAACTCTCTTGCGCCACGTTTAATAAGCTCTTTGGCAAGTATGTCTGATGCTTGCTTTACTGTGCCATCGCTTAATATGTAGTAGGTCATAGCGCAAAGATAAATATTATTTGAAAATAAAATACATAATTATTTTGATAAGGTGTTGCGTAATTAAAAAATAGTATTACATTTGCATATAATTATTCACTGAAAAATATGAACATATCTAAAGGTCAATCATCAGTTAAGCAACATTTAAGCAATGGTGCTGTTACATCTTGCAACCGTAGAACATCGGGTATAGGCTCAAATAGTTTTGATTCTTTTAAATGGTGGGCAGAAAAATACCCTAATGAATGCTGCCAAAGATGCCTAAATAAATTTAAAGAAAAATCAAATAAACTTTAACTATGCCAAGACTAACCCCCCGCCTTATTGACTGCACCCGATGCGAGGGTGCAGGGTTTTTAATGGAGCAGTCAGTGCGCTGCTTTGTGAACGACTGCGAAGTTGAAACAATGTGCGCCGATTGCACCGATGAGTGCAGGCGCGAACATAGTATCGAATGCAAGCAGTGCGATGGCACTGGAGAAGAATTTGAAGAAGCACCGAGTGAATGGTAACGTTTTGCAGCTTGGCGTTAGTGCCACCTTGCACGAACTTTGATTTTAGCACTAAACTATCTGGTGGCATTACGCCAAACCCGTGTTATAGGATAGTTTTATTTTTTTGTGGGTTGGCTTAACAAATTTAAAAATGAACAATACACATTTATCAAGGCGAGTTAATAAAGCCAAAAGAGATTTTGAAAGCATCATTGATGAACTAATTGCAGAGGTTGAAGAACTTGAAGGTGATAAGGACAAAATGCAAGATGAGATTGATGCTTTAAAAGAACGAATTTCAGATTTAGAAACCGACATTAGAAGTTATCAGTAGTGCGGTGGTAAAAAATAAAATTTCCTATAACGTTTTGCAACTACACGATGTTGCGTAAAAGTACAAAACAATCTTTCAGTTTAACACGAAATTTGAAGGTACAAAATAAAGTTTAAATTAATCACAAATGTAGCAATAGCGTGTAATTGCTGTTATGTGAAGGAAGGTTTTAAAAAACTAAATATCTTATGGAAATAATTAAAAAATTTACAGCAGTACAGATAAACACTAAAAAAATAGATAATACTGTTATAGTAGAATTTGAATATGGTAGAATTTCTGGACCGTACTACGATGTGACAGAACCAAAAACAGAATTTGAAACAGAGCAAGAAGCTATTGAATGGGCTTACGAAGAAGATAAATATGCTGATTGGGTTATATTGACTAAAATTTCTTTTAAACGTGAATATTAGTCTTTCACATAACGTTTTGCGGCTTTGCTTAGTGCGGGATTGATGAAGATAAACTTACTTAAAAAACGAAAATTATGAATACAGAAAAAACAAACTTAGAAAACGAGAACCCCGCATTGAGCAAAGGTGCTGTTAGCGGTAGTGGTTTATCGAAAGTTAAAAAGGGGACGGGATGGTATATGTTGGTATCAACAATATTATCAGGCGGTGTAATGTTTTGCATTGGGCAAATGTTTGGGACAGATGGTGCAATTATAGCAGGTATTTTATTGTTGATAGCAATGGCTTCCGCTGTTAGATACAACGTCTGACCATTACCGCTAACTAATGGCTACCCGCTACTTTATAGCGCATATACAACTAAGTATACCCCTCAGCCTTTGCTCTTGCTTTAACATCAGCAGGCACTCTATTCACAATCACTGGCACAAGGTAATGGCGGCAGTTCCATCCTCCAACAAAGGTGAAGATGCTGCGGCTATCAGTGCCATCAATGCGCCCATCCCAAGTGCCGTTGCGTATATCGTTAATGCCTGCGCTATTATCACCATTTCCCCAAGCCTCAATCTCTTTGCGGTGGAATATCTGCCCTTCGCGATGCTCGCAGAATGGTCTTGTTGTTGGAATCTCGCCGCCTAAATACTGGAAGTATTCAATACCCAGCTCATCGTTAACCGCTGCCGCATAGCTTCTATCTGCAATTGCCTGAGCAGTTCCTGCAACTGTGCGCACGTTGGCAAGTAACCGCCCATCGCTTGACTCCGTTCCTTCGATAACTCCTTGCAATGCTTTGACTGCTTGGTTAAGCGGTGCTCTTGCTGCAACATTCGCAGTTAATTGCTCAACAAATGGCTGAGTAACATTCTGCTTTAAGCCCGAACCAAAGAACGCATCAATAGCATTCTGCTTGGAGATGGCAAGTAGTTGCTTCTGCACATTGTCAGGTTGGAAGCTGCTATCAATCTTCTTTGCAATGTCATCTGTGAGCTGAACCCCCTCATCTATTGAACCAAGAAACGACTGCACCGCATCGCGATACTCGCCGCCTGCCAGTGACTTGTTAAGCTCATCTGTTATCAGTCCAATTCTTCGGATGTTGTCTTCGGTCTGAGCAATGTTTCCATCTGCATCGACATCCATATCCTGCAACATTGGGGCAATCTTTCGCCACGCATCTCGCTGTGCTTTGATGGCTGCCGTAGCAATCTCCTCAGGCACATTCTCCAGGAGCTTGATTTTCTGTTTAACGAGTTCCTCAAACGATGCCATTCAATAAGGTTTGTTGTGCTTGTGCAATTGGGTCAAGTTGTACTCTAATCTTCTCCGCTGCCTTCTCCTGCAATAGTCTTATCTTATCGCTCATAGGCAAGGCAAGGAATGATGTCTGCCCCTCGCTTGGAATGAAGTCTCTAATCAACTCCATAATAAGTTGAGGTGCGCTATTATGCAATACATCCTGCCACTTCTCCACTGTGCCACTTGCGAGCCTCGCTAAGACATCAGCGTTGCTCATCAATAGCAATTCATCAGCGTTGATAATTAAATCGTATATCGCGCTTGTCTCATCATCAGTATAGTGAATCGCTCTAATGTAGTTGTATACATTGCTAAACGTAATCGATGGCGGCACTCCTGCCTTCACTCCTTCGCTGATTACTGCAAGGTAGTCGCTCGGTGTGCTTATGTCGAATGATGTTGGATAGACTAAGTTAACTCCACCAAACAAATCGCCGTAACGCATCCTGCCAATTGTAACCAAGCAGAATTCATAGATTGTAAATAGCTGGTCAGAGATTGGCTTAATAAACGCATACAAGCTGCGGAGCTTATTCAAGCTGCCCGTTGCAGTGGATGCCTCGCCGATTGTTCCGCTCTCATCGCTCGATGGCAAGTGCAATATCCTTCTTGATTTTGACATTTGCTGCTCAATCTCAGTGCGCAGGAAGTTCAATGTTTCCATTGGAGGAGATACGAACTTCAAGTACTCACCGCTCAACCCAGTATCGCCTTCGCTGATTGATGTCTTAGGCTTGATGAGTAGCATTCCAGTTGGTGAGAACCTGCTTTTAACTCCGCTGCCTGAACAGCTACCGCAAGTACGATAGCCTCCGTTGATAGGATCGAATATCTGCCCATCATTACAACGATTGCCTTCCTTATCTGTGAACTCGCAAATCTCGCCAAGCGCAACCATAAAAGGAAATGCACTTGTTGCTTTACTCATCTGCAAGTAGCTCTCATCAAGTATAACTTGGTCAAGCAATGGCACTGCGGTAATGAATGGCGATTGGAACGCAATCTCATCTCCAATAAGTTGTGGCGAACCCATCAATTTAATTGCAGGAACATAGCCTAAGTTATGTTGGAACACAACGTAGGGCTCACCGAATGTTAGGTCAGACTTCTTGCCAGTTTGCTCAATGCGATAGATTGCTTCCTTGTCGTATAGCTCAAGAATAATTCCGCTGCGCTCGTTCTTGCTGCCTGCCTTTACAACCGAGTAGTCATCGGTGATTACTAAGTAGTAACTGCCAAACTCCTGCCCTACAATGTTCTTGCAATTGTAATACTCAGGCATTGGTCTTATCAGCTCATTGGTAACAGTTCCATCCTCATCTGTGTAGATGTCCTCAGGGAATATCGCAATGATGCCGTTTGCATCTACGAGCTTAAGCGTTGGCAGCATATTCTTAATGAACATCTCAAGTGAGCCGAACTTCTCAATCTCATTGTTAACGTATTGCTGAAATGTCTCCTCACCGAATCGAGGGTCAATCTCCCCGTTGTACTTGATACTCCAATTTTGGTCAGCAAATGCTCGGCTGATTGTAGACTTGAAATCTTCAAACACGCTCAGTGTTGTTGCCTTGTAATTCTCTTTAATGTAATTAGCCTGCGCATCGGTTTGATTTGGAGCTCTTACAGATAATAAGTGCTCAGGATAAACATCCGAGCGGCTATGCGGTAAGATGCTATCATACATCCTTGCAGCGTAATTATAACCACTCCAATACTCAGGATACTTGCTCCCCTTTTTTGGATTGGATAAATTGTACTGCTCCCAACCTTTGCGCTTGGAAATAAATCTATCGACAATCTTCTGTATGTCCTCCATTTTTTTATGCTGCTAATTTAATTGGATTTAATGCAGTACCAGTTGTAGCTCCTGCCCAGTTGCTGCCGCATTTTTTGCCGCCGCACATCTTGATAACTTTTGGTTTTGTTTTCATTTGTGTATAATTGATAAGCCTCTACCTTCTGTGGTGTTGAGCGTTGTGTTTTTATAACCGAAACTTGCTGCATATTCAACTAAATTGCGAGGACCTTCCAAGTGAATCGTGTCGTGGTAAACAATTACTCCGCCCCTTGCGATAACCTTCTCAACCAACTTGAACTCCTTAACGATGTGCTCCCAGCTATGGTCGCCATCAACGAAGATTAAATCGAAATGATTTGATGGGAGCTTGCTCAGCTCCTCTAATGAGTTACCAAGTATGAAGTCAATCGACTTGCCGCCGCTTGTCATTGATGCCTTAGTCGCATTAGTTCTATAATCGTTTATGTCAATGCCGATGTACTGACCGCCTTGCGGTAGTGCTCCGATTAAATGCTGAGAGGTCTCGCCCTCGAATACTCCAATCTCAAGCACTGACCTATACTTACTCATCTTAACAAGTGCCGCAAGAAATGCGCCGCACTCATCTTCACTGTTCCAATCGTGGCGAGCTGGCTCGGTGAATGTTACTGTTGTTACAACCTTCTTAGGTCTGCCTCTTTTTGCTTTATCGTTTTCCATCTGCAAATTTGTTTTGTACGATTCTGTTAATTAAATATATGTGCCTCTTGCCGATTGCTTGGTGGTCTGCCTTTAGTATTCTATCCAACCAATCAACATAGAATAGCGGAGTGAATCGATTGCCGCCGTAATAGCTCTGCAAGTAAAATTGCTCTGTAACTTCTTGATAGGTTAAACCTCTTTGCATTGCAAAGTGAATCATACCGCCCTCGCTCGTTTTTACTTTATCGTATTCCTTAAGCGCAGGGTCAATGCCAAGAATCGCCATCGCAATATTCATATACAACTCATCAGGTTGACTGCCGCCCCACTTCATTCTTAAATCTTTGAGCGGTATTGGATTGTCAAAGAATAGCTCTTGCGCCTTAGCATATAGTGCCGCAGCCTTTTCGCCTTTAATTATCCACTGCATAGAGCTATTGATGGCAGGCATCACAGTGTCAGCTCCAAGTTCGTAGTGTGCCCACATCTTATCTGCCCAAGCCCACTGCATCTCTTTGAAGTCGCGCCCCTTGTCGATGGTATGGTAACCAACTGTATGGCTTATGTAATCTTTCCCTGACTGAGCAAGCTCCTCAATCATTGGCTGAATGTCTTTAAGTGCAACCGCATCTACATCAAGGTATAGGTTGCGCTCGAATGGTAAGTAATTGTATAGCTTGACCTTTAGCTTGGCAGGGTCGAGCTTGTTGTTAGTATAGATATCCTCTTGCACAATGTCGGCAAAGGTCTCAATGTACTCCCTTAGCTCAGGGCACTGGCTTATCGCCTTGCCTTTATCCTCTGCAATTAGCGCAATGCGGATATTCTTATTGAACTTCTTGATGCTGAAAGCTAAGTTATAAGCAGCCCAATAGTATTGCACCTTGCCGAATGCAAGAAGCACCACTCCAGTTGAAGGAGTGATGCTCTGATTAAGATTTGTAGCTTCGCCGCTCATTAACTAAATACTCCAGCAGGAGCGTCGTATTGTGCAGGAATGTCCTTGTTTCTCCAAGAGAACGTCACTTCATATCTTTGAAGTTCATTGTTCTGCTCAGGTAGAATGAAGTTAGCTGAGGTAGTAATACCTACTGGAGCAGTGATATAAATCACCTTGCCACTGTCGCACATATAAGCAAGTATCCAAGCTATGCGGCGATTGTTGACATCGTTCCAAAAAGTATTGTTCTCATCTGTTACGTTTGCATCATACAAAGTAGCAGTTCTGTCTTCGTTGATGCGGATTGAAGTACCGCAGCCGATTGGTGAATCAACTGTTATCGGTGAGCCAGCAGGAAGTGCAAAGCGAATGTCGCTAACTAATTTGGCAGTGCCAGCATTAAGTAACGCATCTACTTCAACATTATCTGATGGGTCTGTAAGTTCAGTTCCGCAAGCTCCAACTATGATGGCGGAAACTCCGCCGAGTTTGTATTCATTGCAGTTGACCAAGTTATGGTCAAGCAACGATATATCGCAATAAGAGACGCATCCCATTTGTTTAAAGTATTAGAAAATTGTTGCGCTGTTAGATAGGTCGCGTCAATAACACCTACTTTATTCTCTATGGTATTGCAAAGATATTAATTTTCGTAATACAAGTTGACAGAATTTTCAGTTGTTATTCTTTGCGAATCTTCCGTTAAGATAAACGGCTCATCATTATCGAGTATCGATGGCAAGCAGTTAGCATCTACATTGCTACATAATATCTTGCGAACCTTAGATTTTTTCAACGCAAGCGATATGTTAATCGCGCCCAAGTCATCAGCATCATTATACTCAACATCGGGGAATTCGCCATCAATCGGGTAGTATAAATCGCCGTTGATGTAGCAATTGTCATAGTAGAAGATTGTACTAAGGAAGTCGAGCACATACTCAGGCAATCTGCCGAAGTTAAATGTCCACTTCTTTTCGCGGTCAACGTAGGTGCTGCTCCAATTTCCTGATGCGAATCGGAAGTTGTTTACCTCTGTTTGGTACTGCGCTCTAAACTTGCGCCCCTCCAATCTTATTGCAGGAAGAAACGAGCTGCTCCCGAATGCAAGGTTGAACTGGTCTTCTGCGTTGCAGCCTTCAATCTTATAATACTTGCAAGTGTCGTTGTAATCGCCGATGCTTAGCACTTCGGTGTAAGCATTCCAAATAATATCTTCCTCTGCTATGCTAACTCTTATTGCTCGTCTAAGTTCTGCGCTGCCTGCACTGCCGCCGAACTGCTCCACTAATATCTGCAATGGTGCATTACCTCCTGCAACTATGCTCACTGTCTGACTGCCTGAGCCAGTGATGGCAACTTGGTTAGTGCCTACCACTGCGTATATGCGTACGTTTGATGCGCTCTCAATAAATACTGATACATTGTAAGTCAGCCCATCGCATAGCTCATTGCCAGTGTTTGATGTCATTGTTGAATCTTCGCCGATGTTAACGGCAAATACTGCGCTGCCTTGCGTTAAGGTAGGAGCGACAGTTCCGCCAACAGTCCACCCCTCAACTCCGTATAATCCTTCAAGTAGGTTGCCATTAAATAGATAGCTTTGTCCGCAAGTGTTAGTGCAGAAGTCAACAAGCGCAAGTCGGTAGCATCCTGCACCAAGCTCAAGGTCTGTAAGCGCAAAGCCGCCAGTAATCTTGTTATCCTTCACAGTGTAGGTTGGTGCAATAATATCTACTGTTGCCAACGTCTCCGCATCAACTATTCCAACTATCATCTGCTGCTCCGATGCAAGCCCATTAACCACAATGCTCTGAACGTCTAAGCAGCCTATCCAACTCGTTGAGGTGAATCTTAATGTGATGCTGCTCGCCGCCACTGTTGGGTTATTGAAGTATAGCGTGTAAGTTCCTGGAAGTGTAAAGGTGTAACTCGATGAGCCAAGAATCTGCACAGTTAAGCTGCCCTGCTCCAATGATTGAATGGTGAATGTTACTTGGAACAAATCATAACTATAATTCATATACAAGTCCTGCTGATAAAAGCCGCCGCTCAATAGCGCATCCGAACACGCAAGCCCATCAACAACCGCTCCCCATCCTGCGTTGGTGATATCGTAAGCGTAAAGCTCCGATCCTTCGCAGGGTGTTGTCTCCACTTGGAAGAATATCTCATCGTTGAAATCAACGAGCTGCTGATAAGGTGTGCCGCAGCCTTCGCACTGAACCTCGCTCGTTGGGTTAAAGATTATCGGTTGGTTGGGTATGGAAGTAAAGCTCATCTTAGTATCTTGTTTGATTTTAATTCTATTGAAGCATCCTGCTTAACGATGCTCTTAACATTTACAGTCTTAATATATCCTTCAATAACTCGTAGAGGGTCATCCCATCTGCCGAACTTAATCGGCTTGCTCGTATTGTCGAGGATATTCTCAATCTCCTCCATCCGCAATGGGCGGTCAAACTTATAAAGGTAAGCCCTAACGTCATCGATGTTCACCGCTTCAAGTTCCTCAGGAAGTAATGGCACGCCGCTTACATTGAAGTATGATGTATAATCAATGCCATCAATATTTGCAGTATCTAAGAATCTTTGTGCAGGTGGAAATGGACCAGTACCCGCTTGATAACTTGTTCTTGCATCAATCCTAATTAAATCACCAACATTGCAAATGAATGACCTAACATATGATGTTACAGCATCGGCTGAACCAGTATCAAATGTTGCACTTTGAGTAAATTCTTCTATTACTTGCGCATCACTATTTAGATGCGTTATAATAATTGAAAACCCCCTACCTACTACTTGAGGAGCTGATAGGTCAAAATTATCAAATATCAATTGAGTGTCAACTGTATAGATACCAACATAAGGGCAAGCATAACTCTCGCCATCAAATAAGTTATAAGGGTCAGTCTCAGTAAAGAACTCAAGCCAATTGCCTTCTATTACTGAATACCTATAAAATGTATTAAAATTAGCAGAAGCAGGACCAACAAGATAAACCTGAGAGCTATCACTCATCTGCGCTTCGCTTTCTGTTGTTACGGGGTCAAAGGGATTTTCTAAGAAACTAAACAAGCTATTAGGATATCCTTCTAAAAAGTTACTCGAAACCAGCGCATTTCTAAAGTTACCATTATAAACTGTTTGACCGATATTATAAGGGTCGAAGTAATTAGCTCTGTATTCTTGACCGCTTGCAAACCATCTACAATCTACAATAAAAGGATTTAGCTTATGAGTTTCATTTGAAAACCTATATGTATTCTCAATAACATTGGTATCAAATACTACCTCATCGGTTTTAAGTTTTAAAATATTGCTTGTATTGCATTCGCCAGTGAAACCGAATGTCTCATCTCGGAATCCTCTGAATGGTGTCTGTATAAATGTGCAAGGCATATTGCCATCATCGCAAGCCTCCTTCTCTAACATAGGACTGCTTCCGAAATTAACCGCTTGGTAAAGTCTTGCCTTGTCAAATGTAAGGTCGATGTTAGGCTGGTCGTATAAGTTAACTAATGGATTACTTTCAAAGAAGTAAGCAGCAGGCTCGATGCGCAATAAAGGTCTGCCGTTTGCCTGCGTCTCAAATGCCATTCCTAAATTAATCTTATTTTTCAAAGCTATGTAAAGCGTCTCAAATGATACAACTGTTTCTGTTGCATTGTTTCTATTTATCGCCTCGCCATTAGTAAGAAGATTAAATGATATAACTGATGTAGCAGTATCAAAGTAATAATAGTCGCTGGCAAAGTCGATTAGGTTATCGCTCATACAAGCAACCAAGTGCTTGAACGCATCGTACACTGAAACTCCAGTAATTACTCCTGCGCCATAAGAGCCGTTAGTTGGATTAAAGAATAACCCAGTTAATGGTGTTGGTGGAACTACTGGCTGCAAGTTCTTAGTCAATGCCCCTGACATTGAGAAAGGGATGCCCTTGTTATTGTTTATCTTAGTGCTAAAGCTATTGTCATATATCTTAGTTTTAACTTGGCATCTGTCAAGTATAAAGTTGCACTCCGATAAAACAATGTAGCCGTTTGTCAATCGTTTCCACAATCCTGCGCACTGGTATTGAACATCAACTTCTATTAAGTTGCAAAAGCCCTGCGAATCAAGTTTGTTGAATAGATACTCATAAACTCCGCCAACAAATATTAAATCATTATCAAAGGAAACAATACGAGCATTGATGTCAGTGTTATCATTTACTGTTACTCCGAACTCCTCAGCGTTAGTCGGCTGTCCTCTATCAGTTCCATCAATCAGGAACTTTATATCTACTGCCATATATATCTTGAATCTTGTTGGTTGATATTGATTGTAACATTGCGCTTGCCAAGTGTTCTGTTGATGGTGTCGAGCTTCTTCTCCATACTCTTACTGTTAAGTGATGCGTTGACTGTCACCCCTTGCTTATTGCGATTTCCTGCAACGTAATCCATTAACGCAGGTCTTACATACCTTTGCTCGATTAACTTTCTGAACGCATCGCTTGAGCTATTGATTGCATCAAGCTCACTGCGGTGTCTCATACTTTGTCTTCTATTTACAATGTACTCATCGCGCTCAGCCTCAACCATTGTGCCGCCATCAGTATGCCTTCTGCCGCCAATTACTCCACCTCGCTCAAACTTTGGAATCGGCTTAGATGCTACTGCTGCAAGTTGTGCAGCTCCAGTTATAGCAATTAGCGCAGCAAGAATTGGATTAGGAGGTGTTGAGCCAAGTGCAGAAATAATACCTTTAGCTGTGTTAAGTCCAATCTCAAATAATGCCAGTGCTTTATCTTGCTTTGCTTGTTGTGTTTTTTCAGCTGATATTGCTGCTGCTGTTTTCTTTGCTAATGCTATACGCTCCCTTTCTTTATCTCGCTCAAGGTCGGTGCTTGCATTAATTGCCTCAAGCTCCTTGTCGCTTGTTGCTTGTATGTCTGCAATGCGCTGCTCAGTCTGCTGCTTACTTAGCTCGTTTAAACTGCTAAATAAAGATGTAACTGCCGCAGCATATTGGAAAGCTAATTCAATCCTCTTATCAGTTTCCTTTTTATTATTCTCTGTTTCCTCTTTTGCATCTTCCTCGCGTTTTTTCTTAAAGTATTTTCTTAATCTTTCCCCTGAAGTAAGTGCGTCTTTATCATCATCTTCAATCTCATCATTCTTTTCTTTGTTGATATCAACAATATCATTTGCAGCAGTCTGCTCTGCAAGTTTTACCTTAGCTAAATAATCTGCTCTTGCTGCATCTAAATCTGTATTTTGCTTTAATGCCGCTTGGTATTCTAATTGATACCCTAATAAATCCGCGTTTAACTTAGCTTTAACTAAATCTTCTTGAGCTTTAACAGAATCTTTATTTCTTAAGACATTCAACTGCGCTTCCAGTACCGCAACATCTGCAAATCTTTTCTTTGATGCAGCAAGAACCAATTGCCCGTTAACTTCTTCGTAACTCCTTTCTATTTTTATTACCGCTTCCGCTTTTTCTTTTGCTGCCTCTACTGCATTTTTTTTATCTTCTTTATTGGCTTCAATTTCCGACTTCTGTCTTTCAAGATTAAAGTTCTTTCGAGCAATGTCAATCTGATTATTAGCTTCCTGAGTTATACTTACACGCTCCTGCTCTAACTTCTTAATGTCCTGTGCTAACTTTGCCTGCAATGCTGGAGCTAAGAAGCCAGCAATGTTAGCAGCTCTGCTTAATAATATTGCTTTATTAGTTGCTTCCTCATTTGCAACTAACCTCTTATTGTTTGCAAGTTGTATCTCTAATAACTCAGATGCGAACTTTCTTGTGGCAATGTTTCGCTCTACTTGCCGCTCACTTATTTTACCAAGTGCTAAGTCTAACTGCTCCTGCGCCTCTATTGTTTTTACTGCGAGCTCTTGGTTAGCTTTAGTTATCTCTTTTAATGCCTGCGCTGATTTAGCAGTCGAATCTTGGAAGTCTTTATAAATATCAATCAATACTCCGATGGCAATTACCGCAGCACCGATACCAGTGGCAGCAAGTGCCCCCTTAAATATATTCAAAGTCCTTGCAGAGAATTGAACTGATGTACCAAGTATGTTATAACTTAATGCTGATTGCCTTACGCTGGCAGCATTTATACGCTCTAATATATTCAATGCGGCAGTCTTAACTGCACTCTCCTCCTTAATCAATGCGCTTAATTGCTGCACCGAGTTAGCAACCGCAGTTGCTGCCGTTACCTTAGCAATTGCTTTTTGCAAGTCTTCGCTCTCAGCTCCAAACAAAGTAGCCGCTCCTTGCGCAAGCTCGAAGCCTGAGGCGAGTGCTTGAGTCGCACCTACCGCCGCATCAAACTTAAAAGTGTCAGATGCAAGTATCTTAACTCGCGCCCTTGTATCTCCGATTTGGTCTTCTAACTTAGATGCTGCAATGAGCAACTGATTGAATGCCGCAGTGCCATCTTGCCCTGCTATCTCCAATGCGCTTAGCTCCTGCTTTAATCCTCTTAGCTGACCAACTAAACTCTTGCCCGACTTGCCGACATTATCAATAGCCTTCGCTTGGTTATCCAGTGCCTTCTTAGCTTGCCCCCCACTGAACGCAGCAGCAAACGAGTTGGCGATACCAGTATACTCCTTCTTAACCTTAGCCGCCGAGTCCTGCGCACCCTGAACAACCTTGTCGTTGATTTGGTTTATCTCATTGACTGTTGCCTTGAGTGACGTGGTTTCCGCTTCATAAGCGACTTGAATCGTAGCTGTTGCCATTACTTCTGTGCTTTAATATTCGCCTCAAATTTACGCAAATAAAAATCAATATCACCACGCATAAGTTCATTGTATTCAATCGCGCTGCCTCCGCTCAATATCATACACTGATTCTTCATATGGTCTGCTGCTTGCGCCGCTCGGTATCGCGGTGAGTATTTAATCGGAAGATGCTCTCTTTCAGCTTTCTTTGTGCTATTAGGTTGTACTCCCATAATGTCTGAAAGTCTGCGGCTGACATAGTGAACAAGGGCATCAGCGGGTCGATACCCAAACTGTAAAAAAAATCTTTCGCACCTCCCTTGCTCAGCTTCTCAAACACTTGCAACTTCTGCTCGTGTACATCAATGTTTATCGCCGCAGGATTCTCATCATCGCGCACAATCCAAGTCGCTGCAATGTTTAGTAAGATGTCGCGGTGTATCACTGTGTCCTGCCGCTCGCGGATGATGTGGATGTAGGCAGCAACGAGCGCAGCGTTCTTAGCATTGCTCAGCCCTGCGCCAAGTGCCTTCTCCATTCCTTCCAGTATCAGCTCCATCTCAGTTCCGCTTAAGCCGCAGCTAAGCCGCTCAAGCAACCCCATCGACATACTGAATCTCTCCAGTGGTAGGTTGAGCTCCTTCGGGAAGCGGTAGTAGGTGTGACCCTCGTGCTCAAATACTTTTACTAAGTTGTACTCGCTATTCTTCTTACTGCGGAATATAGATGAGGCTCGCTCTTTTAATCGCTGTATGTACTTCATTTATTCTTTCTTTTAAATATATCGTGTTGCCGTTATCCATAATCAGGACTGTATCGATTCTATCCCAAAATACATAGCGGATGTTCTCTACGTTGATGAGTATCTCGGTGTAGCCCAACTGCTCCGCATCCTCCTCATTACCTTCAATGAGCTGCACCAACTTTGAATGTAACAAGACAAACGCTGCCATCGCTACCAATAACCGAATGGGCACTGCGCATCTTCTACCCTTGTCTTAGCAGGCAGAAAGCATCCGCACTCATTGCAACTGTTGAGCTTCTTGTTCTTATGCTGGCATAAGTTGCATATCGCAGTTCTCGGCTTGCTTAGCTCGGTCTTCTTCTTGTTGCTGGTCAAATAGTACCACCAACCTTCTATGATTGCCATTATCCTGCTCATTGTATCAATGCAGCTGAGAATGATAAACACTTGTAGATATCGCCATCGACTGTGATGTCTTGATGGCTTTGCTCTGTTGCGGTTAGTGTTACCCATATCGTGTAGCCTTGCATCGGGTCAAGGGTCAACCCTTCAATTGTTATTATGCCTTCGCCATCGCTCTCAGCTTCAATGAGCATCACATTGCCAGTTGCATTGTGCTGAACCCATACGAAGAACTCGGTGTTGGCTTCAACTTCGCCAAAGGTAAAACTACCCAAGCAAGCATCAATGTAATCGCCTGCATTGTAACAAGGTGTGCATACGCTCATAAGTATCGCTTTAAAATTGCGTTCACAAAGTAACGAAAACAATCTAAGAAATCGGCGCGCTCACTTAATATTTTTCTATTACTTTTTATTATGCTGCCGTTGCTATCGCACTGCACCTGCTTTGCATCAAACACAAAGCCCTTGCATTTAACCGAGTTGGCTCGGATGTCGAGCTTCCGCAGCGCAGCATTGCAATCAATCCTGCTGTTGTAGTGCGTTGGGTTGGCTGGTATTATTATCTGCGAATCGCTGAGGTGCAATCGGCGTTTTATTTGCGTGTATGCGCTTGAGTTGTCTCTCTGCTGCACAGTGCCGCCCTTGCCCATCGCATCGCCAGTGATACGCAGCAAGCCCATCGGTATGCCCATTCGCTCAATGTAATCGCAGAACGCATCAACGCTGCCCTTCTCAATCTTTATCTCATCGACCACCACGCAGCCTCTCGGCAGTTGCTGAATCACCAGTGCGCATAGTGGGTTAATGTTGAAATCGACACTGATGAAGATAGGTATATTGCGATTTAGCGCAATGCTATCATCGATATGCTTCTCATCCTGCCACTCGTAAAGGAATGGATTGGCAACATCGTCTAAGATATCCCAATCGCCCTCAACGAAACGCTGATACTGCACTGGCGGAAGTTCGCGCAAGCTCTCCAAGTACTCGGCAGGGATGTGTGGGTTGTCGGTTATCTTACTTGGTATGTAGCTCCACCTC